GAGCGTGTCCAGGATGCGTCGTCCTTCGTCCATGGTCGCCGCGAGGACGCTGACGGGTAGGTGGGCGTAGCGGTGGCTCTGCAGGGCTCTGCGGGTGCGCTGGATCATCTCCGGGTCGGTGCTGAGATACGCGGAACAGTTCTGAATGGAGCCGTCGCGTATTCCGTCGGCTATCGGGCCTAGTGGGTCTTCCATATCGTTGAGCCCGTAGGAGCGGGAGTAGAGCCAGACCCGGAGATCGTCAATACCTGACTCGGGGAGGCTTGCCCACGCGAGAGCCGCCGCGTACGCCTGACCCGTGGCTACGTCCTCGAGGTCGCCACCGGCTCCCAGGCGGACCACGGGGCGCTGCACTGGGTGGCCGGCGTGGGCCGATAGTGGGCTGGGGCTGGTTTGCATGGCGTGGGCTCTCGCGAGTATGGCCGCGGCCAGCGTGGTCTTTCCTCCTTGGTCTAGTGATCGCCAGACCTCGAGGCGGCGGCTGGTCAGGGCTCGGAGTGTGGGCCGGGTTTCGAGGCGGCACGCGTAGCAGGTCATTTTTCCGTGGGCGTCGCGGTGGCAGTAGGTCGTGGCGCCCGGACACGTTCCACCCTCTGACGGTGGGCCGCTGGGTAGCCAGGTCGCGATTCGTACCGAATCGCTTGCCCTGGGTGAGCCGTCGCGGCTGGTTCCGGCGACCGGTGAGCATTTGAGATCGGAGGATAGGAACCCGTCGGCTAGGGCGGCCCATCCGTCGAGGCTCCGGTCGGGTAGGGCTGTGGGGCGTTCCATTTGCTCCGCTATGGCATACAGGCGGTTAGTCATGACTGGTCGTAGTCCCTTTCGCCTCGGCTGTGTGCGCGTAGTGCTGGTCCCCAGTCCTTCAAAAGTTCGCCGCGCCATTCGTCGAGGCTCCGGCGGTAGTCGGCGATTGCGAGCCAGTAGGCCGCTGCCCGTCGGGCGTGGTTGCGTCGCTCGAGTAGTGAGCGTGCTCCGTAGTAGATCCCCAGCACTATCGCTAGGGCTGGGAAAGTTAGGGCTATGGCATGGAATGCCAGGGTGAGTAGGTCCATTGGTTCTCTCCGTTCTGGCGCTGGTTGCGCCTGTAAGAAAAGTACCACACTTAACCGGTCTGGTTCGGGCTCGGCGTACGAGGGCGCTAATCGTGATCGAGGAGCCGCTGAACGTTTTCGGGGTCGATTGAGGGCGCTGGGAGCGGTTCTAAGCGTCGGTGTCGGGGTTGGGTGGGGTGATGGTGCAGGGGAAAACGGAGAACGGCGCCGGCCCCCCCCGGGACCGGCGCCGCTCCTTACCTCCCCTTTCTAGGCGGGTGGGTGGGCCCACTTCGCTACCGGTAGCAGCGTGGCAAATGCCTGCTCCATTGCTTCATCCTGTCCGCAGGTCGAGCAGACGTACAGCGGGGCGTCGGACTCGCCGCGGGTGTGCCTGGACAGGGCGTTGACCTCGACGGGTCGACGCATGGTCCCGGGGATGCCGCACCGGGGGCAGGTGGTCCGCTCGGTTAGTGCCTGCATGATGTCGAGCGCATCGAGGGAGGTAAACGTGCGTGCGGTCATGCGTTCCTCCAGTTGATTGAACTCAGCCACTCTTGGACGTTGTCCAGGGTGGCGTATTCGGAGTTGTACGCTAGGTGGTTGTCGATGCAGTCCCCGATGTCGTCATGGGTGATGATCTCGTAGTCGCTCGGGTCGAAGTTGATCGAGTCGAGGATGTTGTGGCGGCTGACTGCTGCCACGAACAGGTCGTCGAACTCGTCGGTCATGTCGACAGCCTCGAGGTTGAGGTATGGACGCAGTGCTGTTGCGAGTGCCTGTAGTAGGTCTTCGACCGTCTGCGTTGTTTGCTCGGGGGTCATGCTCATGCGTTCACCAGTTCTTTCAGGCTGGCGCCCTGCAGGCCATCGAGGTCTGTGCCCATCAGGGCGTCGGTTAGCGGGTAGCCGCTCCCGTTGGACGAGGCGACTGTCCGCTGCATGGCCAGTGCTGCCCGGTGGCGTGGCTGCTGGCCCTTGGCGGTGCGGGTGGTTCGTTCGTGCTGCTCCCAGCCCTGACAGGACATCAGGGCTGCCCAAGCCGTGCCCCACGTGTCGCTCGGTACGAGGTCTGAGTAGTAGACCTCTTGGATGGCCTCGACGCGACGCTCCTGCTTGGTGTGGGCTGCGGTCCAGCCTTTCTCGTCGTCAGGTTGGACGTACACCTGGGGGAAGACCTGTGTGGTGAGGTCGTCCCACAGGTTGCGGGCCTTGTAGGTCGTGTCGAGCAGCCGCGCTATGGCGAGGTCGGTCGCTGTTGCTGCGGACAGCATCCCTCGGAGGATCGCCCTGGCCTCGGCTAGGTCTTCGATCCCCTGCGTATGCCTGACGTAGATCTCCTGTGGAGCCTGTCCCAGGAGGCTCGCCCTGAAGGTGTTGGCACACACGACAATGTAGGAGGCGAGACAGCCGACGAGGGCGCATGTGCCGTCGTGGCTGGTGCCTAGGTTCATGGCGTGGTTCCTTGCGGGCAGGCCGTCGAGGGCTGCGTCGTCGGGGACGCCGACGGATACGAACGCCATGCGGCGGTCACGCAGGGTGCCCGCCGACAGGATCGGCAGGTCGACGCCTCGCTCGATGAGGGCTGCTTCCTTGAAGACGTTGGCCAGGGACACCAGTTCTTTGTTCTGGAGTACGCCGTACTGCTTGGTCGGGAAGTAGTGCGGCGGTTGGTTGCCGCAGGCGATGCCGACATGGCCGTCGATGAGGGTCGGCGGCTCGGTGCGGGCGTCTGCTAGGGGGACGGTTTGGACCTCCCAGGCTCCGACGCCCAGCACGTGTCGTACGTCCTCGACGTAGAGCCCCTGCTGGTTGGACGACCAGCCGACTGTCTCTGCCAATCCGTGCCAGTTGCCCATGCCACTCAGGGGGTGACCCTCGACGAGCAAAACGTGGTCGCGTCCGGTTATCTCATGCATGTCTTGTCTCTCCTTGGTTGTGTCGGGCCGGTGGTGGCTCGACGGTTGACAGTCTATACGAGTCAATGTCGGTGCACGGTGGATGCTTTCTGGCGTACGGTCGGGGTCTACGACGACGAAGGAGAGACATGATTCATTTACGCAATGGCGCTAAACCGATCATCCACCACGTTTGGCGTGGGGGACGGGGTCAACGGCCCCACCTGGGTCTGGTGCTGGCCGTGTCCAGCGCCTATCACCATCCGTATGTCACTTGGTTGATGGCATCGGACGATGGCAAGACCTGGGATTGTTTCAGTGGTGCCTACTGCATGACGGTGGGCGAGGGTTTCCGGTCGTATCGTGACCGGCGTGAGGGGGTGCCAGGTGTCTGAGGTCAAGATGGGATGCCGGACCTGTGACAGTGTCGATTCTGTCGAGGTGCCGGAGCAGTCGTTGGAGGCGTACATGGCGGTGGGGTCACCGGCGGTCGACGCGATGTTTCCGTCGCTGTCGGTGGGCGACCGGGAGTTGCTGATTCAGGCTCGGCGCAAGCACAGGGGCTCGTTCCATTGGTATCTGTGTCCGACATGTTGGGAGGCGCTGTGAGTATTGATCCGACGGGTGTCGTTGAAACGATGACTCGAAAGAGTCTCCTGGCCGAACGGGACAGGGACGCTGCTCGACTGCGGGCAGAGTGGGCCGGCTGCGTCAACGTGGCTGAAGGCACCTGCGAGTCGGTGAAGGCCGGCGAGGAACCTGACATGCGGTTGGGTGATGTGTGTGTGCTGTGCGCCTGCTGTGAGTGTGAGCGGTGTGGTGAGCGCATCGACCTCGACGAGGAACTGCGGGTGGTGTGCCATGACGGTTACGTCGATGTGTGTGCCGGTTGTTTCAAGGGGACGGATGTTCTGTACGACGATGAGAGGAATGAGTTATGAGTAAGAAGCGTAAGAAGCCACACAACATGCGGCCGAAGGGTGGCCGCACGACACCGAAAGGAACACGATGAAGGTAACGAAGAAACCGACGATGCGGCAGTACGAGTTGCTGCTGACTGAAGTCGACCTGCGGCAGGCGATCCTGGATGGGACCGGGTTCATGAGCAATAGCAATACTCTCCATGTTTCACATGTGGACACGGCGCCCAACGATGACGAGTGCTTGGTTCGTATCTGTCTCACGGAGGTGGAGTAGGCATGAGGGAGAAGGGCTTTCCGGTTTCCGTGGGCCGGTGGGATGACCACGAATCTGACCGCATGTTGATCCTTTCCCTTAAGAGGGACATCGACATGCTGCGCCAGCAGGTGGAGGCGTTGACCCGCCACCTGGGGGTAACGGCGCCTCGAAGTGGGACACATCTACCGTACAGGTAGAGGCAACAACCTATTCATTGAAGCCATCTATCGCCGGGAGGTAACCGTGGCGACACCAACTGATCCTGACGGGGAGTTTCTGAATCCCGTCCCAACCCTGGAGGCCCGCCTCCGCGATGCCCAGCGTGTGCTGCTGGGTGTCCATGCCCCGTTCTCTGACATGGTGGCGAAGCCCGACCGGTTTGATCCGGCGGCCATCGACCGCATTCGGGATCTGATCGAAGCGTTGGACCGGGAGTTGCGTCATGCCGTCCACGTTCCGCAACGGAATGGATGAGGCGATGGGAGTCTGCGGTAACGGGAAAGATCCTGTCTATGTTTTCGGTACTGATCTGCTACCGGAACCAGTTGCTTTCGGCGTAGCGATGCGGAAACATTTGGATGAATACGGCGACGATTACGAACGGGTTTTGCGTGTTTCTGCGGAGATAGCGCACAACCTGGAAGCACTTAAAACTGCCGTCGCTTTCGTGCGCCGGCAGGCAATGTTAGATGCCCAACTGGAGATAGGTAACGGCGCCGAGGTGGGTCGCCTGGCCGGTGTCGGTCGGGTTCGTTCCCACGAACTGTTGAACCGGGCTATCGATGAGCGGATGCACAGCGTGTCGCTGTCGGATGTCATCCCCATCGTGGGTGACGCCCCGCTGTATGCTTGACCGGGTACCGTACCCCAACCCCCCTTTAGGGGGGGTTGGGGGTAACGGGGGCCGGTTCCCGCCGGCACCGTCTTTCCTCTCCGAGGCGGTGCCGGCCACCGGCTGTCACAGCCATGTGCCATACTGTTCCCATGATTGAGATTCCGATACGCCAGAGTTGGTTGAACACCTTCTCGAACTGTCCAGAGCAGGCCCGCCAGGAACGGCTGGGGCTTGTACGTTCGCAGGAAAGCAGCGACATGCTGCGAGGCAATATGGTTCATGCCGCTATCGAGTATTGCGGTAAAGAACTAATGCACACCGGTAACAGGGTTTCTATTGAAGAAGCATCTGATTACATGGATTCGATTACTTCTGATCTTGCCGGCGGCGTTGAAGTATGGCGACATGAGTTTGAAACGGTGGTGGATGTTGCCCGAAAGAATCTTGTTGCGTGGCATGAAGAAGTCTTTCCGAATCTGCTGGTTCCGACTGGTGTCGAGCAGGAGTTCCGCACCGTCCTGGATGAACGTGACGGCGTACGCTTGGTGCTGACCGGCACCGCCGACTGGGTGCAGCCCGACCTGATCGTCGACTGGAAGAACCCGAGCCGGGCGTACGAGCCGTGGGAGCAGAAGCGGTGGAACCTCCAGGCCAGCGTCTACTGCTTCGCATTGGGGGTGCCGTACTTCGATCTGGTGTGTCTGGTGAAGGGCAAGGTCCACACCATCAGGATCGAGCGGAGGGATCCCGATACCGAGGCATTACGGGATCTATGCTGGTCGGCGGCTGCTCTTATACAATCTGATTTGAAGGTCTGGCCGTTGCGCTGGGCGGGATGGCATTGCTCACCGAAGTGGTGCCCCGTCTGGCAGGCCGGTGAATGCCGAGGGAAACACCTTGGCTCTACACCCTGGTAAAGGGAGAGAGAGAGAAATGCTTATGAGTGGGAGAGATGCTTCCATTGTTGCCCAAGTTGCCGCAAAGGTCGCAGGTGAAGTCTGCGCCGGTAGCGGGAACGCTGACCTGTATCTGGCTACCGTTGAAACGGTCCACAACGATCTGGTGGAGCGTTGCGCTCTGGAAACGGTGACTGCTGCGTTTCCTGGAGCCGCTCCGGCTGCCGCTCCGGCTGCCGCTCCGGCTCCGGCTGGTCCGACGCAGCAGTCGGTGGCTGCCGCCCCGGTCCCCAGGCCGGCAGGAGGGGCGCCTGCTGGCGCCCAGGTGGGCCGCAAGGTGTACCCGCGGGTCGACTTCTGTGTCGGCAAGGGGGCCGACGAGAAGCAGGCTGCGTGGAACCTGCTGGCATTCCAGCCGAACGAGTGGTCGGACGGTAACGGCGGCACCATCAAGGTGTTCGAGGTGAAGGAACACGCTGACGGTTCCACCGATCTTGCCAAGAGCGGCAAGAACTTCCCGAACTTCTCCGTGATGAAGGAGGCGTTCACCCACATGGGGGTGAACGTGTCCAACAACGTGGGGATCTGGGTCAACGACGGTGACAGCAACGTCCCGTTGAAGGTGTGGGATCAGGCCGCCGGCCAGACCCAGGCCGACGCCGTCGACTTCGAGTGGGATACCCGCCGGCCGGCACTCCAGCAGTACACCTACGCCAACAGTCAGTAGGTGACGGATACCTCACCCGTCGCGCTCAGTGCGGCTGACATCGATGCCCGATTGCAGGGTGTCGATGTTCAGCCGTCTGGCCGCAACTACCGTTACTTCCAGCCCAGCCACAAGGCGGTAGACAAATGGGTGGAATACGCTGCGGGGAGCCACGACAGGTTCTTCCTGGGGTTGGACGACATCGACAACAAGATGCGTGGCGTGTGGCCGTCTGATGTGCTGGTCGTGACGGGTCGTGCCCATAGCGGCAAGTCTGCTGTCCTGTTGTCGGCCATAGCGAAGAACCTGAACGAGGATCCAGATTTTCGGGCGGTGATCTTTACGCCGGATGAGCCGGAGACTCTCGTCATCAGCAAACTGTACGCTTTGCTGTACTTGCAGAACCTGGCTGATGTGGAGGAAGCGTTGCAGGCTTCCGATCCGACGTACCTTGAGCAGATCGAGGAAGCGAAAGAGATGCTGGATCGGGTCAAGATATTTCCTTCCGCTCTCCCGTTTAACGAGATGAGTGTGGCCCTGTCGGAGTGTGAGGACTTCTGGCAGATCCGCCCCCGGTTCGTGATGATCGACTTTCTGGAGCAGTTGCCGGCAGCGTCAGGTTATGAGGGCGTGTCGTCGGTGCTGAAAGGTGTGAAGGAGTGGGCCGAAACGGAGAACCTTCCCGTCGGTCTGGTTCACCAGTCAGGTAAGAGTTCGACCAGGGGTACGTCGAGGGGCATGGACGACGGCAAGTTCAACGCCGACGAGTATGCGATCCTCCAGTTGAATGTGTTCCGCAAGCGGGATCTGGCGAAACTCGACGACTATCAGCAGCGCATCCATTCCGTATCCATTTCGTTGGATCTCTGCAAGAACAAGCGGCCACCGTGCCACACCACCAACCCTCCGGTGGATTACTTCATGGATCCGCACTGCGGGCTGGTGCGTGAATACTACGAATCCGATATTCCTTCGGACGACCGATGGATGTAGTCGAGACTTTCGCTCGCCTACACCAGGGCGGCCGGGTTGCCATCAACTATGACGGCATCCGGCCGCTTGTCGATTCTCAGGGGGAGGCGTTCTCCGCTGTCGGTGAGCCGTATGAGGATGCGATCCGGCAGCACCTGGAGGGGGAACCCCCGATCGGCGTGTATCCGTTGTTCAGGAAGGACTACCAGCGTACCGCTGAATGGTATGTGAACTGGTTGGCTGTCGACCTGGATGAGGGCGAACCTGATTTCATTCACGCCTGCAACCTGCAACGGTTGTTGGAACGGTTCAATGTCTATGGTTGGATTGAACGGTCCAGGTCGAAGGGCTTCCATGTGTGGGTGTACCTGCGGCAGCCGTTGACCGCCGAGTTCGGCCGTGAGGCCATGATGGGGGCGTGCCGGCTGTTGGACGTACCCACCAAGGAGGTCTATCCGAAGCAGACGGCGTTGGATGGGAAGGGTTTCGGGAACTGTCTGCTGTTGCCGTATCCGAACATGGGGAACCCTGGCCGGCAGGTCATCGTCAACGACGATGACACGCCGCTTCCGTTGGACACGTTTGTCGAGATGGCGTGGGAGTCGAGGGCGAGCAGCCATGCGATCCGTTCCATCCACGCGTTGTACCAGGAGCGGCACTCGAAGCCGATCGCTCAGGTGGAGCAGGTCAGAACCCGCAGCGATTCAGACTTCGGGTACATCGCCCGCAGGATCTGGGACGGCGACATTCGGGAGGATCGTTCCAACGCCCTGTATTCTTTCGCCTGTTCGTTGTTTCGGCAGAACTACAGCGACTACATGGTGTTGCATCTGACGACCCAACTTGACGACCGGGTCGGAAAGTTTGTTGGCCGTAACGACCGTGATCGACGCTTGGAGGAACTTGTGACCAATGCACGCAACCACACCCTGGAGGCGCTCTGATGGCCCCCAACCCTGACACATACCGGTTCACGGTTCGTACCCGACCGAAGGCGAAGGGGCGTCCACGCTTCGGGAAGGGACGCACCTACACGCCGAAGGGAACGGTCGACGCAGAGCAGGTGATCGCTGATGCGTACAAGGGACCGAAGTTCGAGGGCGCCGTGTCTCTGGCGTGCGCCTTCTCGAAGGATCGCATAACGATCACGTTGACTCCGATGGAGATGGAGCAGTCGTCGCTACGAGGCGACGTTTCCAACTATCTGAAACTCGTCGAGGACGCTTTGAACGGTCACGCCTACGACGATGACCGCCAGGTGCATCGTCTGATTGGAAAGAAGAAATGATCCAGGTTGAACTAGATCCGTGGGAATACGAACACGCGTTGCATGTTGGCGCCCGTCGTTTCATCGAGAACTGGGGCAAGGCGGATGCCGCTTCTTACGACAAGAAGCGCATGGAGGACAACCGCACCGCTCTGGCTGCCGCATCGGTGGGGGAACTGGCGGTGGCGAAGGTCACGAACCAGTATTGGCCTGGGCATGTGTGGCACAAGTCGGAGCATAAGAACTACAAGCATCTGCCGGATGTGGGCCACAACATCGAGGTGCGTCGGGTGCGGACCAGCACCAACGCGGCTGTAC